AACCTTTAGGCTGCGACACGGCAGGCAAGTTCTGGGTACAGCGGGGCCCAGCCATAAAGCACATCAACGCGAGTCGGGATCGAATCGTTGTTGATGGTGTATTGGCGAACCACACGCATTGACAAGCCCAGTTCCTTATCGCTTGCGCGACCAGCAAAATGAACGCCATCAGGCAATTCCAAATCAGCACAAGCCAAAGTGAAAGCATTTTTGTGCATCACGATATTTTGTGGAGAAACAGTGCCAGTGTTGTTGAATGGAGTCACAACAGCGGTTGAACTGGTGGAAGCCAAGCTAACGTTTTGGAACTGACCACCAGTAATCACGGCAGGGCTTACGGTCACAGAAGTTGTGCCAGAAGTTGCCACGGTTACATCAGAAGTCACGACAAAGTTACGCAGTTTGTTGCTGCCGTAGGCTTGACGGTTCTGTGGGTTGACTGCATAAATGCCTGCAATCTGAATCACATCGCCTTGTTTCAAACCAGCAGTAGCTGTAGTAGCGGTCAATGCAATGGTGGAGGTTGATGCCCAGCCAGTTGAAATGAAGCCAGTACCAGTGGTAGTGTTGCAGGCCAAAGTTGCGGTTGCATAAGAACCGAAAGTTTGTGCCACAACGTTCTGATCCATCTTCCAGTTCATGCCTGCTGAGTCACGACCCATCATGCCTTTGCTGTATTGGCTGGAAATTTTGTCTGATGGAACAAACAAACCTTTCAAGCTGTCAACAATGGTTGCGCCTGTGAACGGCTCAACGATACATGAACGGCGACCGTCACGGGGTGCGCCCTCGCTGTCCAGATATGCGCCAGCGGTCAGGTATGTGATCAAACCTGTGGGCGGTGTGCCAGCAGTGCCAACGATGTTGGCGGTGTTGTTCTTTGCCATTGTCAGACCGTCAAAGTCAATCTTGTTGGCAATAGCGGCAACAGCAGGCTTCAGCACGCGGTCGCTGAACATATCCAAAGACAAAGCCAAATCTTGGCTGGTGAATTGGGTATCAACGTGGAACTGTGTGGACAAAGTGACAGGCACTGAAGTCTCGTTGAAATCTTCAACGTTCAAAGCAGGGCCAGTTGTGCCGATGAAACGACCGGGTTTACGGACGTTCAATGTTGCACCGATCTTTGCGCCAGTAACGGCGAATTGATCGTCATAGTTTCTTTCGACTTCGCTTGAAAAAGTCAATTCGTTTTCTAAGACCATCAACGCTTCGTTGGTGATCATGCTGATGGTAAGCAGGTTATTGCTCATTTTGTTTCCTTAAAAGAATGGGTTTAGCGAATCTTTCCAGCCAATCGTGCTGCTCTCCAAGCCTGATACGAACCATGAAATTGACCATCACTGGTCAGGTTTACATCACGCCCGTTGGCTGCTGATCGGATTGGATTGATCGGCGCGGGTGCTTTACTTTTACCAACAACAGGCTTTGTCTGATTCTCAGCCTTATCGTACTGAGCTTCCAATCTCCCAATTGCTCTCAAGGCGGCTGTCACGGTCATGCCTTGCAGTTTCACAGCAAAGTCAGGGTTTTCAGCAAGATGGTACAGAATGCGTGGGCCAACATCTGATTCAAAGATCGCGTCCCGCACTTCGTTACTAACAGTAACGTCTGTGGAATTGACCATATCGTCAAAGTCTGGCATTTCAGCTTTGGCTGCCTTTACCCGTTGACCCCATGCGTCTATCAGCTTGGCGTGTTCGGCGGCGGCTTTTGCCTGCACTTCCTTTTGCTTTTCTTCCTGCAGTCGCTGTTCTACACGATAGTCTGTCAACGCCTTGGCGTATTCGTACATATCGCTGAACTGCTCTGGCAAAGGTTCTGATTCAACTACTGGCTCAGTTTTAGGCTGTGTTTTCGCTTCCAGTTCCCTAACCTTTGCTTCCAGACTTTCCCTAGCTTCGCGTTCCCTACGGGCTTCTTCCCGTGCTGCTTCGCGTTGCTTGGTTATTTCTGAAAACCGTCTTTCCAGCTTGGGATTTTGTTTTCGATCCTCTGTTGCTGTCGCTTCGTTCTCTACCTCAGTTGGTTCACTCTGTCCTTGATCAACCTCTTGCGGCTCTGTCGGTTCGACAGCCTCGCTTGGCGTTGGATCAGCTAAACCCATTCTCTTGGCATTAAATTCAGCTAAATTTTCACTTGTCACCACATTGGCGGCAAGTCTTTCTGCTACTTCTGACATTGAGTTTCCTCAAAGAATTCACCCAGTTGACCCAACTGGTAAGGTTTTGCGGTTTTTACCACGAAATTATTGTAATGTCAATTACTGCATGGGCTGCTCAAATGTTTGTTGGGCAGGCGGCGGCATTTCTTCTTGCATTGGCTGCGGTTGCATTGGTTGATATGGTTGCGGGTTAATCAATGGATTTGCCCCCTGCGAAATGTCTTGGGCAGCAATCATTGCATATTGTTGCTGTTCAGCGTTCAGTCGTTCAATTTCCATCATCAATTGATCAGGCGACATTCTTGCAATAAGCATTCTGACCAGTGCATCAATTTCAGTTTTGTTCTGGCTGGTAACAGCGCGGGTATTCTGGTCGTTGACCTTAACCTCTGCCATTGTTTCAGTGTTGTGCGCCCGTGCGGTAACGTCCATGAGTTTGCGTTTGTTCGCGCCCTCCTCCTTGATTTGGGCGACCTGACCACGGTTGTTGATCTCCAATTGGGCGGCTTGCAATTGCTGTTGCATCTCCTGCACTTGTTTTTGTGCTTGCGCCAAACGCATTTGAACTTCTGGTGGTATGTCGGATTTCTCATCAATGTTTGCCATTGGGTTCATGGCGGCAAGGCGGTCGGCGATCACATCTGCGCCGGGGAAATCCATGTTGCGGAATACCAAATCACCCGCAATATTGAACAACTGCTCATTGCCAGTTAACAGCGGCATCATGGCTTCAACGGCTTGCTGGCGCTTGGTCTGGAAGCCGGGGCCTGTGTCCATCACCACATCATATTCGCCCACCGTCACATCATTAAGCATTTCACCAACTTCGTTCTTTTCGTTGATGGTGGTCATGTCTGGTTGACCGTCTGAACCAATGATTCGCATTACTCGCTGGGTGTCGTAGATGTGCGGTATCAAGTCCAACAGGATTTTGCCTGTATGCCTGATTGATCGGGTCATGTTGTCGTAAAAGTGGAAATTGCTCAAATCCACCTGATTCTGTTGACCAGCCAATGCTTTGCCAGAAATGTTGCCGCTTGGCAATTGGTTGGGGTCAAGGATACCCAGCACCATCTGCAAATCTGCGGAAATAGCGCCTGCGGCTTCCATGATGCCTTGGGGCGGTGGTTCTGGTTGCAGTCTGGTTGGCACTGGGGCTGGTGTTCCCTCAATGTCTTTTTGCTTGTAACGCAAAACAGGGCTTGACTTGATGTTTGCCAATGCCCATTCGTTTTCGTGTCCCTCATCTTGACCCTCTGCCAGCAGCCATTTTGCCTTTGGTGCAAGGGCAACCGATTCGGTCATGCTAGTGCGCCAGAAGTTGTACATACGCTGGGGGTCTTTTGCAAACCTGACCAGACCATACTTCTTGCGCTTGTCGTCAATGATAACCTGTGCGCCGTAGCAAGGAACGACAGGGATATATTTGCCTGCCCATGTCTTTTCTTCCAAGACTTCTAGCGCGGTCATCTTGCACCACTTCACCGCCTTGCGGAAACTGTCGCGTTCATCAACCACGGTTAAGCCTGATGCTTCGACCCGTTCAAAGAATCGGTCAGAGTCAGCAAAATGGCGGCTTCCGTCACTCAGCAAATACAACTTGGCGCGTTCACGTTCAACATAAAAGAATTCAGCAATGCGAATATCTTCCTTGGTGATCCAGCTTGCAGTGTCATCGCCCGTTGACCGCTGGGTGAAGTTTGCACCATCATCTGCGTCTGGGTAGTAATCCTTGAAAACCTTTTTATCCAGCACTGTGGTGATCAAGCAGCGTTCAGCGTCCGACCCATCAGGCAGGATTGAATTGGGGTCGAAATACACGGTGAACGGGTTGTCAATCGTGTCAATGTAGATTTCTTGGTCGAATGAATCTTCACTCACATAGCGGGTATTGATGCGCCAGTAGCCCCAACCCATACGCACGGCGTAGTCAAAGGCAGTGTCATAGGCAGTGTCAGCGTTTGAATTGACCTCAATGTGGCGGGTCATGCCCTCAATGACTTGGGCTATCTTGTAATCAGCCAAGTTATTCACAGGATGCACCTTGATGCGTGGGCGTTGCATCCGCTGTTGATTGGTTACCTGTCGCACATAGGCATCAATCTTGTTGATGGTCAGGCAGGGTCGTGCTTCCACGTTTCTGCTGTTCTGTATCTCAACAGGCCATTGGTCGCCAGCGGCAAACTTAATGTCCTGCAATGCTTCAGCGCGGTTCGTTGAATCTGCGTCATTGACCAACCGCCAAAATTCAATGGCTTTGTTGATTCTGGTATCTTTTCCTGATGCGTCTTGGTATGCCATATTTGCCCCTTTTGGGAATTATCCCATCCAACCGCCAGCCATTGCAACCTGTGCCTTGGGCTTGCGCTTTGGTGTGTCTTTAATCATCAGGGCAATGTAGCGAAATGCGTCAGCCCCGTGCGAATAGTGATCATGTAATGGGTTGCGACTGAATTGCCCTGTGTCTGGGTCAACCTCATAGCGGTAGTGGCGCAGGCAATTAATGCCCTCTGCCGCGTGTTCACGGTCAAACCAGCAATTTGGGAATATTGTTCTTGCCGCGTTAATCGAGTCCAGAATTGGCACTCTGGGCAGTATCTGCGTCTTGTAGCCTGCCGCCCTCACAATGTCATTGATTGACCGCCCTGCCGCTGCCAGTGTCTGGTTTTCCGCGTCATGGGGTAGCCAAACCGTGTCGTACACATAGCCAAATGTCTGCATGGTCGCTAAGTAATGCGTCATGGTTTTCTGGCTATCCTCAATGTACCGAATCAGGCGGGTTTCCATGCCCACAAACTGCAAGAACCAAATAGATGTGCTGTCAGACCAGCCAAGGTCAAACACTGCGTGGACGGGCTTTGTTGCGTCATAAGCCACACGGGTCAGCCTGCCCTCAAGTTCTGCCTGCTGAAGTTCCTTGGCAAAGATAGCCCCATCAACTGATTGGCGGCATAAACCCTCCCAGACTTGGTTATAGGCTTCAATGTCGCGGTTCTTCAGTGCGTCCTTTTCCAGCTTTAGGGTTTCTGGAAACCACGGGTTATCTGACCAATTAATCTTGATCTGAATGCAGTCATCAGGTGGATTCAACACAAACCGCTGGTAAGTTTCATCAGTTTCCAACTCAGGGTTGAACGAAATCCATATCTCGCTGTTCTGCTTTCGGATGGTTGGTATCAACACATTCCAGCTTAATCGGCTTGTGGTTTGGGCTTCTTCCACCCAGCAAATATCTACGCCCTCATAGGATTTGATGTTGGCAATGTTGTTCTTTAAGCCAGCAAAGGCGAATTCTGTGCCGTTTTTGCCCCTGATGCTGTTTTGGGTGATTTCATAGAAACCCAGTAAGCCAAGGGATTCGATCTGGTCGCACAGTAACTTGTGGACTGAATCCTTGATGCTGGTCTGGAATTCCCGCGCACAAAGGATTCGCAAGGTATTTTTTGCGCCAAGGATCAGCAATGCCCTAGCGATGCCCCATGACTTAGCGCCGCCCCTGCCGCCATAGGCTACCTTGTAGCGTGATGGCTTAAACAAGCCTTGCAGCTTGATTGGGAATTCAGCATTGGCAATGGCGCTGGCTACTTCAGACAAATCGTTTCCTTATAGGTTGTTGGTTAATCGCTACGTCTGTGTCCACACGACCGATAGATTCCACAGCATCCGCTTTCACCAACAAGCATGAAGATTGGGGAGGAATTACCAGCGGTGGCGCAAGTTTTTCAACGGCAACCACATGAACCAGCCAATCTCCATGCGTCTTGGCGCTACTCAGGCTTCACAAATGTCACTTGAATCCCAGTAAGCAATGGCGCACCATCTGCACCTGTGATTTCTTGCTTTGTGCTTTCCCTGTACTTCTTTGGAAACCTTGCCGCCATTGATCTTGACCACAGGCTGGCATTCAATCGGTCACTTTCTTTGTTCTCAACCATGTAGGCTGCGGCTTGTTCTTCCCACCATGCCTGCTCATAAGTCTTGGCATCGTCCAAGGCATGCATAAATTCTTCGTGTGTATCCCGCCATAAGTAAATGGTTCTAAGGCTTACATTCAATTGATAGCAGATTTGTTCGACAGATTTACCAATGCGGCCTAGTTCCCTGACCTTATCGCAATAGCTTGGGTCATATAAAGTTGGGCGACCTACTGGGCGCTTTTCAACAGCGGGAACAGTGTCTGTCATTTCTTTTTGGGTGCGGCTTTTTTAGCCTTTTCAGCTTCTTTCTTAACAGAATATCCAATGGCTACTGCCTGCTTAACAGGCTTACCAGCTTCAATTTCTGCCTTGATGTTAGCTTTCAGCGCCTTGGGGGTCATTGACTTGATCAGTGGCATCTTTGCTTTCCAGTTGGGTTAACCAATACTGACAATCTTGAATCGCCCCGCCAATCGCGTGGATGTTCATTTCCATTTGTTTGGCTTGGGCGGTCAGAAACTCAATTCTGCTTTTCAATGATTCAGCGTTCATGCGCCAGCGTGAATGATTGAATAGTTGATTGTCACGGCTTCACTCAATGAACCAGCAGTGTTGTTGTACAAACCAATTGTTGCTGTGCCTGCGGCTAAGTTGGCAACATAAGGCCAGTAAGCGCCAGCAGTGCCGCCTGAGCCAATATTGACAATCAAAGTATCTTTTGCGGAAATGATGTTATTTGTCAAAACAAATTGTGCTGTTGCACCAGCGCCCAAAGCGGCATTGTTGGTGGTGATTTGACCAGTGGAAGTGTTTAAAGTCACGCCAGTTGTTTTGCTGGTGGCTTGGGTCACAGTTCCATTGGCTGCGTTTGTGTAGCCAAGCTGTGAACTGGCATAGCAAGTTGTAAATTCTGGGTCTTGGTAGGCTACGCCTGTTGCGATTGAATTTGACATGATTTTCCTTTAACAGTTCCAGTTTTTGAGGGATGCCTTTGCCCTTTCCGCTGGGCCTTTGGCGTTTTTAACTACCCCTTCCATTCTTGCACAGAAACTGGCTTTTCGCCCAGCATCTGCTTTAGTCTTGGGGTTGGGGGCAGGCGGTTTGAGATTTGAATTGTTCTTTGCGTTGTATTCAGCACGACCTTTAGCGGTCATTCCAGCACCCTTTTCCGTTGGGTTGTAGGTTTTACCTTTGCCCGTGGTGGTATGTGGGATGGGCTTGTCGTGCTTCTTCATTTTTTGGCAGTCTTGGCAGATTGTTTGAATGCGGCTGCTGTGGGTGCGCCCTTTGACCCCGGCGTTCTCATGCGTTCTGGCTTTTTGCCAGCAGCCTTTTGCGCTTCAATGCGTTCCTGCTTGGCGTGAATGTTGGCATAAAGCCCTGCCTTTGCCATTACGCCTCCACCACCGCGCAAATGTCAGCCTCTTGGATGATCTGATAATCCTGCCCATCAATATTGTGAACAGGCCAATTCAGATAATCCCCGTTGCCGTACTTGATGAAATCGCCTACTTGGGTCTGATCAACCGATGGGCCAACCGCCACGACAGTTCCCTCATTGAATGATTCTTTGTTGTTGACATAAATAATGTCAGACAGCTTGCGAACATTGGGGCGAACTACTACACGGTCACGCAGGGGTTTGATCATATTTTGGCTTTCTTCCGGGCTTTTTTCTCAAGGGCGGTTCAACCACCGTGTCGGTCAAAATGTCGTAAACAGGCAATTTCACCATTTCTGGTTCTTCTGGTTTTGCTTGTTGCGGTGCAATATGCTCTCCGCACCAATCATTCATGTGCCTGTTTATCGTCTGAGGATAGCGGCGGCAACTGCCCATGATCTGGGCATTCAAAAAGAATTTACAGTTGGCGCAACTTGCCATTATTGGCTGGCTTTGCGGTCGTGGGTATAGCAAACGCCGCTTGAACGTCCACCGTCAAATGCCTTGTCAGCACCTGTGGCGTTGGTTTTGGCGGCTGGAATGCCCTTTTTGGCGCTTCCATGCTCACCTGTTTTGTCAGATGCGGCTGGGTTGCCAGACATTGTGGCGTGTGTGCCGTAACCCTTGGGTTGGTTCTTCATAATTTGAGCCATGATTTTTCCTTATTCAAGATACTTTAGCGGGTACAAAGTTGAATTGATCAATTCGGCGATTTCATCCACCAAATTTTGCAATTCTGTGTCTTGTGGCAATTCCTTGCGGGATTCCTCCACAAATTTTTGCATATTCTGCATATATTTCAAGGGGTCTTTTTCCACATGAAATTCATCAGGGAATTTTTTAAGTTGATCATATTTGCCCATATACGCTTCGGCAAACCTGTCAACCAGTTTAATAATCTTGGCATAGTATTTTCCCAACGCCTCATGCTTTGCATTGTTATTTGTTGACCAATGCATGAAATGCGTCACCGTGCTGCTATGCAACAAGTGCGCTACGAATTCGGCTACTTCTTCATTCATGGCTGGAATATACCAAAAAAAAGGGGGGCGCAACACCCCCCATAAAGGCAACTAAGCCCCAATTATAGGCAAAGGCACATCAGCAGGCCATAGCCCTGCGCCAGATAACGCATGAACCGTCCCCATGTGCGCCGCCAACCATTTTTCTTGTCGTTCTTCTTTGCTCAGAGAATTCCCTTGGTCAATTTCAAAATGGCACTTTAAGCACAATGCCGCCACCAGATTGTCGTCAGCCTTGATCCCTCGACCTTTGCCGCCGCCCCAGTTTGTGTGCGCCGCCTGCACCATGTGACCTGACCCACAGGCTTGGCAGTCAAGACCCGCAACCAGTTTCAATAGCTTTTTGCTTCTGATGTATTGATGTTTCTGAAAACTCATGTCAAATGCACAACCCTGTGATTGTTTGATCTTATGTAGTCGCTGGTCTTTTGCAACATTCGTTCATATTCTGACCGACTGATGCTTGTTCTTTGTAAGTCATGGAGTTGGTAAAGTTCCTTAACAAATCTAATGCCAGTGCCTGTTAATCCCATTTTGCGGGTTTTTTCATAGCGGTGGGCGGCGGCTTCCATTTCTTTTTGAACTGCTTCGCAGATTTCCAGCACTTCCACGCCAATCCCGTTGGATGCCATAGTTTCCGCAATGTTCATCATGTCCACAATTGAACGCCAATCAGCAACCGTTCCATTGCCTTTAACAAGGCTTTCAATGGCACTTAACTCAATCAGGCGCAATCTGTCCAACAGGTTATCTTGTGTCACCGCTGCGCCAACTATGGCGTGTTCTATGGGGTTTACCTTTGACCAAATCTTTCTGCGGCACTGTTTTCTCATTGGTGCGCCCTATCTTGCATTCTGTTGGTGGCTTCACGGGTACGCCAGATTTCCACTTCCAATCGGTAGCTTTCCAATTCCCACCGCAATGTTTCTTCCTTTTCCACCGCTGCGGCTAACCCTTGAATCAGTTTTTGATACTCAGGGCTTGAATAGGCTTCACGTTCTTGATGGCTAGCGGCATCAATTCCGTTAAGCAGTGCGTCACGCATCAGCATGGCTTTTTTGGATTTGCGGAATTCCTCAAGATAAACCCGTTGTCCCTTTGCGTCACCATACAGTGGCGCTTTGTCCCTGATGGCTTGTGTAGCTTCTTCTGGTTTCATTTCAATACTCCAATCATTCTTAATGCCGCGTCAGGGCTGTCTACAACCGCCAATGCGCCGCCTTTCCAGCTTCCGTGCCACTTCAGTTGATCTTCGGTTAAAAGTCGCGCAGACGGCGGTTTATGCCCGTCTTTAATTTCAAGTAACAGGGTCTGGCCTTGATAGCCCACCAACAGATCAGGTACACCTTTGCCAACACCAGCCAAAGACTGAACCGTAGCGCCAGCCGCGCGTAGCGCCGTGACAATTTGTTTTTGATTTGCATCAATTTTTGCTGCTCTCATCATTCATCCGCTTCCGCAAATCGTCCACAATTTTCTGCCCACGCTTTTTCACTAAGTCGGATAAGGTTCTCTGCCACCATGCGTAGGCTTCCGATTTCCCCTCCTCCTTGACTTTCTTCCTGTATCTCCTCAACCAATCCCGCGCTTCCGATTGGCGCAATGTCTCCTGTAATTTCAAGCGATCTTCTGACGGTAGCATGGCTAAATTCTTCACCGTCTTTGAGTCTGGCAAGGATTGAGTTGGCGATTTTTCTGTGTTCATTGTTCATATTGTTTTCTTAATTCGGCAAGTTTGCGTTTTGCTTCTGCGACCACCGCTGGATCGACAGGCGTTGGATTGTGCGTGATCTGCAATTCATCGCGTGGAATGGCAGGGCCAGCGTTGCAGAATTCCTTAAATTTAATTGCGCTTGGCACAAAGTCAGGATTTAATCTGCTGATGGCGTAATCCATACTGGGTCGGTAAGTCAAAAAGTTGCCAAGCTGTCTTTGCCATTCAGTGCGTACATTCATCAGGTCGATGCCATCCCAATGCCTTGCAAAGTTAGCGCCATAGATTGCACTCATGCGGGTAAAGATGTAATCAAAGCCAACATCCACATCACACCAATCGTTTGGGTTCTTCATGAATCACCTCCACAGTATCGGGTTTAGCCCAGAATGGGGCGGGTTTAGGGCCTGACATTCCTCTGGTCAACAGGTTCATGTTGGCGGCAGCTTTTTGTGTGGCTGTTTGCTTTTCAGTAATCCATTCGGCTTTTAACCCTTGGCTACCTCTGGTACACCACTCAATCAAAAACTGGTCAAGTGTCCAGTTAAGTTTTGCCGCTTCAGCCCGTGCGCCTTTGACCACGGTTTCTGTGACTGATGCCTTTTTGGATTTACGCAATTGCAGCCAATCCTGCCAAACCTGTGGGCTAACGTCAGGTGGGCAAGCCACGACAGTGGCTTTCTCTTTTATTGGTTTATGGTTATTGGTTATTGGTTCTTGGTTCTTGGTTACTATTGAGGTCGCATTAGGGGGGCTAATAGCCTCCCCATTGCCATCCTTATGCCATCGCTTTGCCGCCCCTTTTTTGCCATCTTCTGAAAATTTGCGATATTTGGCAATTTCCTCGTCAGCACGGGGGTTTACAAAGCCTTTTTCAGTTGAAACAAAGAATTCGTTAAGTACGGTCAGAACCTCTTGTTCGTTGTCGCGCATTCCTATTTGTCTGGCAATGTCGCGCTGCTTAATAGGCGCTTCATGCAAATAGTAGTGGTCAAGAAGTCGGCGAAATGCCAAATCTTCTATCAACGACAGATGATGTGTGTGCGACTTATAGTCGCCAATATGGAATTGGTAAAAGTGCATAAGCATCCTCGCAAACCCCCAAGAAGAAACTGCGGCAGGAGGGAGGTTCTCTTTTCGGCAAGGGGATCAATCCTTGCCTAGCCGTGTTTCAAACAATGTTACATCAATAACAGTTTGTGTTGCAAGAATTACCGTAACAGCAAGTGGTGCAAGTGATCATGCGACCACCAGAACTGTATGTGCTGTAAGTGCAAGATGCCCAAACCATTGTGGTAGATGCCGCAAACCAAACTGCCAAAAGTGCTTTTTTCATGTTTTCTCCTGTGTAAACCATTGTGGACGCAAATCTTTTAACTGGCGCAATCTCAACTCAGGCACAGTTTTCCATTGGCAAACCGCTGGACGTTTAATGCCAAGAATCCTTGCAAGCTCAGCCTGTGAGCCTGCCAACTGAATTAATTGTTGTTTTGTCATGGGTGGATTGTAAAGCCAGATTAACAAAATAACAACATTAGGGTTTATCTCTAGAAAATAATTGCAAAAAGTGCTTGACCTGTGGTTAAGTTTGCTTAACAATACATCCATTCCCCAGCACAACGCATAGGGTCTTTTAGGAAACAAAATGACAACAGCAAACACTATTTGGCTTGAGTTCCAATTAACTGGCAAAGTTGATACGCATAAATATCGCACCAATGCAAATGCAAGCATTGTGCAATTTTGGTCTGTTGAAAAACGCAATTGGAAAACAACCAAATCAAGCACTGTTCAATTGCTTGCGATAAACGCACTAAAAAAAGCAAAAACCGTGGGTAATACAACAACCCCTTGGAATCACAATGCTTCTTACAACCCTGATTTTTTAGGCGCACAACCCGTTCGTGCTGGTCAAGACTATTAAAGGAACAACCATGTTTGAAATTGAAACCTACAAAAAACCAACCGATTGGGCGCAAATCGCCTTATATGCCGTATCCATTATTGCGGTAATTGTGCTTTTACTTGACCTTTTTGTTTGGAGAGCATCATGCTGAACGATGGCGAACAAGGCACTTTTGAAGAATATCTTAACAATTACGGTGAAGTCAAAGTCGAATGGACTTGGTATGACGGTGATGATTGGGAAATGGACGGTCACTTTGATGTGTTCATTTCCTGCGGTGATCTTGATATTACCTATGACATTCCAAAAGAATCATTCAACTACATCTATCGGTGCGTTAAGGAACGCGCTAGTTATGAGTCACCCAACATTAAACGTGTCGGGTTTGTGATCAACGGTTTAGCCAACAACATTTTTTGAGGATCAAAATGAAATACGCACTTTTACTTTTGGCAATGGTTGGATGCGCCAGCCAGCAGCCAGCACCTGTTTACACAATGCGCCCAGAACCAGTTCCGCAAAATACCACGCAGGAACTGATCATGGATAAACAAATCCAGCCAATGGGCAGAAATGAAGTTATTGACGGGGTTAAACAATGCGAGTCGTCAGGGCTTCGCGCTATTCCTATTTACGCCAAACGCAAGATCAATGGCTACACGGTGGAAACCGTTGTTGAAGTGACTTGTGGCCCACGTTACACATACTAAGGAGAAACCATGAAACAGATTGCAACCGCACTGGTCAAAGCACAAAAGGCATTTGGGCCTGCTTTAAAGTCATCTACAAACCCGCATTTCAAGTCGCGCTATGCTGACCTGTCTGCCTGCGTGGAAGCTGTAATTACAGGCTTAAACGACAACGGTATAGCCTTGATTCAAAAATGCTATGACTGTCCTAATGGCGTGATGGTGGAAACCATGTTTGTGCATGAAAGTGGCGAAATGTTGGAATGCGGCATTCTTCATGTGCCTGCCAGCAAACAAGACCCACAGGGCTACGGGTCAGCATTGACTTATGCCAGACGCTATTCCCTGATGGCTGCTTGCGGTATTGCGCCAGAAGATGATGACGGTAACAGCGCCAGCCGCAAAACTGAAATCAAATCAAACGTCAATGAAAGCCAAGTAGCTGACTTGATGGCGGCTATGGATGAAACCACCACGCTGGAAGAACTTCAGAAAACCTACAAAGCCGCTTATGCCGCAGCCAATGGCGACCCAGCTTGGCAAAAGAAAGTTATTGCGCGTAAAGATGAAAAGAAAACACAGTTGGAGGTTAAATAATGGAACAGCGTACAGAAGATTGGTTTGCTGCGCGTCTAGGTAAGGTAACCGCCAGCAAAGTCGCAGATGTAATGGCAAAAACCAAAACAGGTTATGCCGCTAGCCGCGAAACATACATGACCCAATTGGTGCTAGAACGCATCACAAAGACCAAGGCAGAGGGCTTTACATCGCAGGCTATGCAATGGGGTATTGACCAAGAACCCTTTGCACGGGCGGCGCTGGAATTGCATCAGGATTACCTTGTGCAAGAAACTGGGTTTGTGCCACACCCCACCATTGAAATGGCTGGCGCTAGTCCAGATGGTTTGATCAATGATGACGGAATTTGTGAAATCAAATGCCCAGAATCTAAGGGAATGATTGAAACCTTATTAACCCAAAAAGTTCCTCAAAAATACTATGCCCAGATGCAATTCCAACTTGCCTGCACAGGCAGAAAGTGGGCAGATTATTGTGTGTTCGATCCCAGAATGCCAGAAAAGGCGCAATTATTTGTTGCACGAATTGATCGTGATGACAGATATATCGCAGAGATTGAAGCTGAAATTGTCAAGTTTTTAGTTGAAGTCGATTCCCAAGTCAAAAAATTAACCGATTACATAGAAAGCAGATCATGAAAAAAATCAAAGAAATTAGCGTTATTACTGGCGTTTACACAAACAAAGATGGTCAGGAAAAAAAACGCTACCAAACCATTGGCAATTTGTTTGAAGATGGCGAATATCTGAAAATTAAAATTGATGTTTTGCCTTTGATTAAAGGCGGTTGGGATGGCTGGGCTAACTGTTACGACATTGATGAACGCACCGACAAGCCACGCAAATCCAGCTTTGACGATATGCCCAGCGACATACCGTTTTAAGAAGTAACCATGCTGCATCCAAGAGTCAGAAACACCGACCCTTTGACCAGTTGGCAGGCGGCAGGGTCTGCAAAAGACCTTGCTAGCCGCCATGCCCAAATTATTGTGGATTGTTTGACCAAACACGGCGCACTGGGTAAAGATGGCATTGCCGCCCAGACGGGTCTGGAATCCATGCAAGTCGCCAGACGCTTGCACGAACTGGAACGCAATGGCGAAATCTGCTTGACAGGTAAAGTGGTTAAATCAAAATCAGGACGCATGGAACGCGAATGGCGTGTTAAACCCAAGCAAATGGAGTTGATATGAATGAATTTAACAAGCCCACAGAGCCGACATTGAAGAAAACACTTGATGAACTGTACGATTCTGGCTGGAATTCTGCGCTAGAAATGGCAGCATTTAGGGTAGAGCATGAGTTTGTTAAGGCGTTTGGCAAAGATACGCTGTCTAGCATGGCTATTTTTATTCGGAGTCTTAAAAAATGACACAAGATGAAATCATTGAGATGGCTAGAAAGGCTGGTTATCTTGATTTATCACTAACTGACAGGGGAATGGAGTTGAAAGAACTTGAAGCCTTTGCCAAACTGGTAGCCGCCAAAGAGCGTGAAGTTTGTGCAAAGTTGTGTGATTCTCGCCTTGAAAAGTGGGTAAGCCTTTTTGGAAAAAACAAAATGTATAAATGGATGTTGGGTTTACCAAAAGCCATAAGAGCCAGAGGAGAACAGGCATGACTCCCTTAATTAAGGAAATGGTAAAGATGGTGTCTGTTGCCAACCTCGACCCAACACAAATGCAATGGTTTGATGTAACCAATATATTCAAAAACAAAATTGATTGGAATCCAAAAAAACATTTGTTGCATCCTGCGCCCTACAAAAACATGATGCTTTGTGGTCGTGTAGAACAAGGGGACTTTATGTTGTCGGTGCTTGCAGAACCTGCCGCAACCATCGTCACTGGCTGGATATTGAAGCCGACTGGATACAAGGTGCTTGGTTCATTTTTGTTTGCTGAACATAACGGTGAGCCAAAGGTAGGCGAGGTTGACAAACCAATAGACCCAAAAGACCAGCAAATGATGATTGGAATTGTTGCTATGTTTTATGCTTCGTTGGACACCAAGGTAGAAGCGTATGTTCCAACAGCAAAAGACACATTCACAAATCGCCGAAAAATAAAAGAAGGGAAGTTGCCTATATACGATTGGCACACGGTCGTGATTGAGCCACCAAAGCCCAAACAAGAGCATCAAGGCGGCACACACGCAAGTCCACGCAGACACCAAGTCAGGGGTTATTGGCGCACCTACAAATCAGGAAAGCGTGGGTGGGTAAGCGAATGTTGGAAAGGTGACGCAAGTAAGGGGACGGTGTTTAAGGATTACGTTGTTGGAGAACAAGCATGAGACAAACTTATATTTGCGTCAGATGCAAGCGCCACATCATGACCATTATCACGCGCTGCCCCTATTGCGGAGGTAACCCTCAATGAATGAACTGACGTTTGAAGAATTTTGCAACCTTGATTTTGAATACAGGATTGGAATTGTTAGAGATGATGGCGCGCAGCGTTTATATCGAAATGATAGACGTGGAATTCAAGTTGAGTTGTATACCAAGCGAAATAAGCGAACTGGCAAATGGGGTACAGGAAAACGATATTGGTTTCTTGATGGAGACAAAAGAACATTTGAAACATCAGATCAATGCTATGTGGCGTACATGGAAAGAATTTGTGGGGTGAAACATGATTGAAGTATTGAAACAGATGATAGAGGCGTTGGAGTCTGCGACTGTTGATTGCAGTAATTTTCATCACGCTAAAAAAGACCAAAATCATCATTTAAGCGAATGTCCGCCAGTAATTAGATGGCATCACGCCATTGAAGCAGGCAAGCAAGCCATTGCAGAGTTGGAAAGCCAAGAGCCTGTGGTTTGGATGTACCAAGATAAAAGCACCCATGAAGTGCGTTTTCAAAAACATATGAGGGGTTTTGTTGACCACGGCGCAACATACGAAACACCCCTCTACACCCACCCACCACAGCTAGAACGCAACTTCTGCCCAAGATGCGGCAAACGCACAAACGACATTCACACTTGTACACCACCACAGCGCACATGGGTAGGGCTGACAGATGAGGAGATAGATAAGGCGTGGCGCAGTGTTGATTACACAGTACCTTGGGAACAACATCGCATTGACATCGCTAAAGCCATTGAAGCCAAACTCAAGGAACGCAATGACCACAGCATTTGACTATAAAGGCGCAAGCATCTGGACACGCGATGAAAAAATGAAACGATTTAAACAGGGTGAAGAATACGCCAAACGCAAACAAGATAAGCACGGTATCCACGAAAAAAACCAAGTGTTTATTTATTCAAAAGCCTTATCAAAGAAAACAAAATGATTTTTGATAGATTGATTTTGGCATTAATATTAAGTGTCACGGGCTGGTATGGTTTACTGCCACCAGAACCATTAACCAGCAGTCAATTGCGACAATTGGCAAAACAAAAGTCTGTCAGCAAAGTCTGCGACAAACCCCGTAAAACCAAAGCAGTTAAGGAGTTATGCAGAAAATGGGAGAAATAATTGTCACTATTTCTGTTATGTTCATTGGCGCAATCATTGGCATTGTTGTTGTTGTTGCCTTACTGCACTTTTTTGCAGATTAAACGTTGCGTTCAAAGTGTGGGCAATCCACCAGATTGGAGAATGAGCCTCCCCAGCGATTCTTAGGATGCAGGCTTTCCCAATAAGCACCCAAAGGCGCAATGGTTGCCTTATCCCAAATGATCTTTCCATCTTTGAAGAAGTTCAAATCAATAGCGCACCGTTTCAAGTGAATGCTGTTCATGGTCTTGGATCGACCTGTTTTGAAGTAAATAGCCTGCTGTTCTGGTGTTCTAGCCAACTCTCCACCAGTGACCATAAAACCCTGTTCTGTGGCGTATTGAACCAGTTTGCAGGCATCGAGTAGGAATGCGGCTTGTTCGGTGTTTAAACTCATTTATTTCCCTTTCGCAGATTGTCTATTGCTGGTATTACCCTTAAGTTTTTATAAGTATGAAGTCCACCGCGACTTAAAGGAATTATGTGATCAACATGAAAACGTTCACCCAATGACATTGCTTGATAGAAATCTCTCAAAACATACAATTGTTGTATTTCAACAGAAGTTTCACCAACAAGTTTAGTTCTGCGTTTTGCACAATCCGCAAGAATCCTTGCTTTGTTTTCTGTTCTATCTTTCTTTTTCCATTGATATACTTTTTCTGGATTGTTTAATCTATAAAGATTGTTTCTTTCTAATTTTGCCGTATAGTTTTTCTTAGTGCTTTTGCTTACGGCCAACCTATGTGCTTCTGGATTTTTTGTTCTTCTTTCACGCATTATTTCAGCAAAGCACGTTTTACAACGTGACTGTACTCCTGATGAATTCCTTTTATCAGGGCTAAAACTTGCAAAAGGTTTTTCTACTGCACAAAAAGAACAAATTTTCATCGGGCTTTACTCCGAATTTCTGTAATCTTTTCAACTGTTCTTGACCCAAAATAAGCCCCAAAAACAAGCATCCCCCAGTTACCCAGCAGCGTGACATAGCTTTCATTTGCGTTGTAGCCAAACGCACTCATCATGGCAAACAGGAAATATCCCAAAAAAATGGCAATTAACGACATAGGGCGTATGTTTTTGGAAAGCCAAGAGTCAGAAGCCATATCCGCTTCCCAACGGTCTGTGATGTTGTCAGCGTCACTTTGGGCAGCTTTTGCCAACAGGTCAAGTTCAGCCAGTTCCATTTTGGCTTTTTCAATTCCCAATTCCAACAGGCGTTCTTCGTGTTCAAATTGAAGCTGGCGCAGTTTGGCAACATCTTCAGCGGTTGGTGCGTCAGGGATTTTCACGCCCAAAGTGTTTTCAACCACTTCCTTGCCCTTGGCTTGGATGGCGCTAGACAGCAAACCTAACCCGTTCTGGGCAAGTGTGCCAAGTAATGATGCGACTATGGGAATCATTTTTTTTCCTCAAGTTGAATAATTAAGCGGCGAATAATTGCCTGCTGTTGTTTGTTTTCTTGTTGCAATACAAGCATATCAAAATACATTGAAGCCATCAAATACAGGAACAGCGGCAAAATTAAAATTACCACAATCAGGCAAAGCAGAAAAACTATTTGCCCGTAGTCATCTGTTTTATCGACCATAACAGTAGGTGGAGGTATATAAAAACTGTCAGAACCGCCCCGATTATTAGTGCCTTGTCTTGCAGATTGTTGAGTTTTTTTCTGCGTAGCCATTTGCGTTTAATCTCCAGTTGGCGTTCCATCTCAATCTGCTTTTCGTTTTCCTCATTCAGCTTTTTATATTCTTCTTCAAACCTTGACCAAACCGCACCAAGTGCTGGGTCTGTGTGGTAAATCAAAAACTCACGCAATTCTACTGATTGCCTTTCCAATTCAATCTGGTGAAACACATTCTCAAGCGCCTGTGCTTTCAGTGATTTGGTTTTAGGAGGGTCAAGTTCTTGCCGCTTGACTTCTTTTTTGATTTCTTCGTGCGAGTCAAAGAATTGACCAATGAACCCTGTGATTTCCTTGGTTATTTTGTAAACGTCTGTGCCTGCGGCTTTTGCATCTTTATATAAAGCCACACCTTGCTTAATTCCAGCAATTGCAGCAAGCGCCAGCGTTATCGGTTCAATTCTTACCCATCCAGTGGCTTACATAGCCCACAGCAGACGACAAAGCTGATACCAATGCCATACCAGCCCAAAACCCGCCACGCCCTTGATTCGCCAGTGCTACCAGTTTTTCAATAGATGTTTCCATCTTGTCAATCTTGGTTTCCATCTGGTCGAATCGGCGTTCATAGTCTTGAACCTTTTGCCAAAGCACACCGTATTTAACTGGGTCAATTTCCATGATTAGGCTTTCATCACATAGGCCAATGCGTAATATGGGTTCAATATGCTAAATGCAGTACTTGATCCAGCAGTATCGTTTGTTGTTGCCACTGTAATGCCTGTGGTTTTTGTTCCTGTATTGGCGGTAGATGAGCCAGCATTTTGATTGCTTGGGTTTCCTGTGCCACTTCCAGCAACTTGAATAGAGTGAAAGTGACCCGGATCAGTAACCACAGAAGTAGCCGTGTGAGTGTGCGTTGGCATTTCTGCTGTTGTCAATGTGTGATTAGCTGAACCACCAGTAGCACCCACCGCATAAGATGAACCCGCACCAATAACAAATCTATCTCGCAAATCAGGTGTGCCATTTGTGCCATCACACAAATACCAACCCGATGGGACACTACCTATTGAGCCATACCACAATGAAATCATTCCCGTTGGAATGGTTGTTCCTGTGCTGGTGGTTGCTACACCAATAATTCCATAAATGTTGTCGTATGTTCCAAGGGTTGTGCCAGTAGAATTCTTGACCACAAATTTATAGTTGTAGCCATAGGTTAACCAGACTTCATTAGGCAAACGACCAGATGAATCCAACACAATAGGATTTGCATTTGCTATTGTGCCATTTACATCTGTGTAGGTTGCCAACGCGGTGCTTGAACCCGCTTGGTAGGTGTAGATCAGACCACCATTTAATGGCAACCCCGTGTTGTCAAAGAATTGCTGACCGTTGCCAATTGGCGAAAGATTTACTGCCATGATGCGTCCTTATTTGTTCAAATCGTTGAGTTTATTTTGCCCTGATTGTTTGCCCAATGCAGTCGCTTTTTCAATTTCTTTTTGGGCTTTTATGGCTTCTTTGGTTGCTGCTTTTGCCGCCATTTTTTCTGATGCCCTTACACCAGCTTGACCGCCAATATAAGCACCAACAGCAGCGCCGGGCGCGTCCCCAATAGCACCGCCAATGGTTGCACCAGCACCTGTTCCCAATTTGCCTAAATTCTTTTCAATCAATCCAACGCGCCTAGCTTGAAGTGCTGCGCCCTCATAGCTGTGGATGCCGGGGACTATTTGCCCAACCGTGTTCAACAAATGAAATTTACGAACTTCATCAGGAGGAAAAGTTTCCAAAATCTTTTCGCCAACCACTGAATTCATGGTTTTATTGGCAGAGTTTTGATTCCATACGCCCATCTTGTCAGAACCAGCTTTTAAAACTTCACGGGCTAACGCGCCATCAATTTCAGCAACAGCAGCGGCGGCAGATTGACGCAATTCTGCTGGAACAGGTGGCATACCCTCTGGCGCACCTCTGACGCGACCATTTGCCAATTCTGACAAAGTATCTCTAATGTGTCGCCATTGGTCTTTAGGTAAATTGTTTAATTTGGATGGTATCTTTTCCAAAGGGGTTGAAGATGTAATAACACCATTCTGGTCAACTTCCCCAAATAACTTATTGATACCCTTAGAACCTAAAAGATTTTTTTCTGCCTGATGAATCTTGTCGCCAAGTTTGTATAAGGCAGGGTCAGCTACCGCAGCAATGTCTTTATCAATTGCTTGGTTAATTTCTCTGATTGAACTAGCTTTGTCACGCGACCAAATCTTGGGGCTATTCAAAGTCTTGCGAACATGGTCAAACGCCGCCACTGAACCCGGCGGGGCAATCGTGCCATCAGGCAATTTAAATCCTGTGGTTTTGGCTAATTCAATCAGTTCTTTTGCGCCTTGCAAAACATTTGTAGTTCCAGCAGCTTTAAAAGTTGACTTTACTTGCGGATCAACAAACAAAGCATCAGCGTGTGATGTATTGATTTTGTTGTTGCCAACTTTTGCAAACGCATCATCATAGATTTGTTTTTTGGCTTGATTCAAATATCCAGTGATACTAGCGTTGGATGGTTCGCTAGGGTCAACGCCATGAAACACATCATTGATGCGACCGCCGCGTTGTTCATCATTAATCAATGTTTGAGATGCGCCAGTAGCGTTAACTCGATCTTCAGCGTACTTGGACAAAGCAATTTGTTCATTAGCAATTTGTTTTTTGAATACTTCGCCCTCTGGTGTATCCAATTTTGCTTTTGTGTATTCATTACGCAATAAATTTTCATTGCCTGTAATTACGCCGGGGCGCACCCCCACATCTGGCATTACTTCTTGAACAGCTTGCGACCGTAATATTTGTTCATTAACAGGCACATCTGTTGGTGTTTTAGAAAGTTTGATTTGCGGAAATTGACCGCGAACAGTTTCTTCGCCTGTAATTTTTCCAGCAAATGGGTTGGTTGTTGCGGTTGCAGCGCCTACACTGCCTGCTGGCGCTTGACGGGCTTCAAATTGGGCTTGGGCTTGGGCTTTGCTCAGTTCTCCGGGGCGCACAATCTCCAACTCAGCCGCCGCTTGTCTCAAAGGTTGAGTAGCTTTGGAAACAATTGGCGCGGCTTCTTTTAAAGCCTGCGGCAAAGCAGTAGAACCAATGACCACCATGTTTCTAATGTCAGGCGCAGGAATTCCAGTTTTTTCTGAAATTTGCTCTGGGGTCATGCCCAACACATTAAACATTTTGTTGATTTGTTCGGCAATAGGTTGGGTAATGCCACCCAATGGTTGTTTATATGTTTCTTTTTGAGTAATGCCTGCGGCTTTGCCAACAGGTTGACTAACTGCGGCGGCGGCGGTTTGTCCTGTTTGTTCTGCTTGTTCTGGGGTTTGGGCGGTTCTTGCAAATGCTTGCGTTACTGCGCCATAAGTTGCAGGCACAACACCATAAAGAGTATCAACAGCGCCAGCAACCCTTTCGCCCAATTCTTTACGGGTTTCAAAACCTTGTTTCAACACATTTCCAACAATCTGGCGCACTTTGCCAACAGGTTGTCGTCTGGGAACATAAGCCCCCATTGTTCCCTCTTGGGTGCTTGTGGTGCTTTCAGCTTGTGGCGCTTCGGCTGGTGCTTGGCTTACAGTTTGACTTGGCGCTGGTTTGCCAGACAAGAATGCTTCCAAAGGATCAACGGCAGTTTCAGCAGGCGCGGCAGACGATGCTGGCGTAGCTGTTTGCGTAGTTGGTGCGGCAGCAGACGCTTGACCTTGTTTGACTTTGTTTATATAGCCTGATGGGTCTTTGGTGACAAACCCACCATATTGCGCTAATGCTTTATTTACATCGCCTTTATTGCGATCAACCAATTGACCAAGATATGTTCTAGCCGCTTCACGGGCTTGTTTTTCATTAAATGGATTAAATTCAATACCTTGCTTGTGCAACATTTGCACAGTCTCTGGCATGAATTGATACGGCCCCATAGCCTTGGTATCTTTGTTTAATGCAAACTTATCTTTTCCGCTTTCGACCTTACGCAGACTGTCCAGCAATTCATCAGTAACTACTGACGCATTCTTTGGCTGCGGTGGAGATGCAACCGCACCACCACCCAAAAATTGTTCTAAGGCATCCATTTAGAAATCCTCGGAAGTAAGTGGTTCTGCTGGCACACCTGTTGCCGCCATGCTTTTCAAATTTTTGTATTGTTTAAGAATAGTCTTGCGTTTCTTTTCTGATGGGAAAAGTTCTTTAAATTTGTTTTGCATTTTGGTTGGATCAGCTTCTGTTTCCAAAATGTTCATAGCTTCAAAGATTTTGGTATCTCTGGCGTTTGCGTTCCATGCTTGCTGGAATGCTTTCATGTTGTTATCGCCATACTGTTGACCAAACTTTTGTGCGCCGCTGGCTTGCATATCAAGGTTTCTTTGATCTGCTTGCACCCTACGGGCAATTTTTACCAACACATCAGGCGTAACTTTAATTGTGCCATTTGCAACCGATGCCATATCTAAACCAGCAACAGTACCACCAACAGAACCCATTGCCTTGGAATTGGTGATTGCCATATTTGCCAAGTCTTTGGCAAGCATATCGTATTGGTCGCTGCCAATTGCCATGCGAATTTTTTGTTCAACTTTGCCAGCAACGCCACCCTTTTCAAAATATAACTGTTCGCCAATCTTGTTTGCTTGGTTTATGACTTCATCAACATTTCGGCGACCTTGGGCTAAATTAGCTTGGGCGTTGACTAGATTGTTTCTGTAATCAAAACCAGCGGTTTGATCTTTTTCTTCAGTAGGTTGTGGCGTATAAGGTTGGTCTGATCGTCTGGTGGGGTAAGGCAAACGCACACCGGGCGCGACCTCCGACCCTGCCGCCCCAGTTGTAGCGCCAACGGCTGTGGTTTGTGGTTGCAAGCCTTGTGGCACACCAACTTCAACAATTGGTTTTCCACCAGTAACACTAGGCGTAGTTGTGATGACACGACCTTGGGCATCCAATGCGGCTTTAGGTGCAAATTGAGTTTGTTGTTGTTCTGGGGTCATCAAAGTTGCCGCGCCTGCAATTGCTTGTTTAGGCAAGTCAGGGCCAGACTGCATTGAGTTAGTCCAAGTGGTTTTGTAAGCATCAAGAAGTCGATGTAAGTCAGAATTTTCTGGGTTCTCTTGCTTCATCAAATCCATTTCAGCAATGTAGGCATTTTTGTCTTGAACGCCCAATCTTCCCAAAACAGCAAATCTTTGCCCGATCATTGCTCGTTGATCTCTAGTCAAATTTTGTTTGGCATCAATAGCTTGCGTTTGTGCTTGTCCTAATGTGGTGTATTTGTTGATATATTCTGAACCAGTCAAAGGCGCAATCTTTGGCACAAATGAATTAATCTTATCCAAATCAATTCGACCATTGGTTTGAAAATTGTTTGGATCAGCAAAGAACGTCTGCATATTGCGGCGTTCAATGTCTTTTTGTTCTTCAACACCTAAAGCAATTTGTCCTGTGCGTGAAGTTTGTTGCGCTTGTTGCAATAACAAGGGATTCATCTGTCTTGCTTGGTCAACAGCTTGTTGGTACTGTTGAACTTGCAAAGGATTAATTTGTTGTGCTTGCTGATATGCTTGTGCGCTATTTGCAAGGTTAACCATGTCACCAAGTGACATAGCTTGTGGCGGCTTTATGTTTTGTGCAACAGGGGTGACTGAGAAATCTGCCATTTTTTTTCCTTATGCCACGTTGTAAGGAATATTACCCATTGGTACAGGTGTTCCATATCCCGCAGGGGTTTGCATTCCTGTTTGTGGACGTAATAAATTATTCATCATATATGCGTTGCCAGCACCTTGAAAACCACCAGACAATGCATTTGCCGCGCCAATCTGACCGCCTGCTATTGCGTTTCCTGCGCCAATTGTTGCTTGTCCAATGTTGCCAGCAGTGTTTTGTGCAAGGTTTGAAACTTGACCTTGTGCGGTCTGACCAATGCCAGCAATGCCAGCCAATGTGTTGTAAATATTGCCTCTTTCGGTTTGAAAACGATTAAAAGCATTTCCAAATTCTTGGCTTGCAGCGCCTTGACCATAATTTGTCAAACCTTGCAAAGCATTACCACCAATTAATCCACCAGACTGATTCGCCAGATTTGTGGTTGCTAAATTGCCTTGGGCAAGTCTGAAGTTGTAACTAGGATCAATGCCTGCTTGAAAATCTTCCTGACCAAATTGTTTGGTCAAATAAGGTTTCATGCCAGCAATGTCGCTTAACGCACTGTAACCAGCTTCCCTATATGGCTTTTGCTGTTCGTTTTGAATATCGAACATTCTTTGTTGCTGGGCAATAGCTTCTCTTGCAGCGGCGGCTTGCGTCTGTGCGGCGCTTTTTGCGGCATTTGCGCCCATAACACCGCCAACAATACTGCCGCCAGCCATAATTACTGATGCTGCGATCCAAGTCATATTATTCCCCTTTAATTTCTAGCGTTTTCAATTTATTTGAAGAATCAAACAACGCAAATTCATCTGGTTCAATCAATTCTTTTTCCAATTTGTCCAAGTCGGTTTCACTGCTATTGTGGAATGTGATACCAATAGCATCAGTTACCGCTAGCGTCACCCGCTTTGTGCCGGGCTTGCTCTGCACAATATCCCCCGCATACAGGTGTTTCATGCCGCCCTCAGTCCATGCGATTATTTCACCTTTGGCGCATAAAAAGAAGTGGTCTTTCTTATGTACCTTGCCCACAATCAGCGCCCCAGCGGGTCTGTAAACCTTTCTGGCATACATCCCTGCATGAAAATAGTGTTCTGTCTCCAACTCAGCTTGCGGCATCTTTGCCACTTCCGTTTGGAATCTTTCAATCTGCTCACGGG